TGGAGATGGTTGTCTTCTACGGGGCTGTGGCTGGCTGCCTGATCGTCTGGTTTAGTTAGTTAGACTTGCGATCTGGTGTAGCGAAGGGGTCTGGCAGATTGTGGGTGTTCGCCATATCAAGGATCATCGATCGCATCTTCAGTGAAAAACTATTGTCAGCAGCCTCTACCAGTTTCCTGATAGCAGCCAGCATTTTTGGAATCTTCTCTTCATCACTGGTCATCTGAGTCGAGAACAGCACCGCACCAGCCAGTGACATCACTGCGGTACAGTGCATATCGTTCAGGAATTCAATGAATTGCCCAAACTCCTTATCGCGATTCTGTCCCTCATCACGTGCCAGCTTCGACATCTGTTCGATGATGACGTTCTTCATGTGGTCGTAGTCTGGCTTACTCATGAGCCTTCTGGTCTTTCTCTTTTGCTGAATTCCACAGTCGCAGTCCTGACCTGAGCCTGTATCTTGCTCAGGAACCCGGATAGCACGCCCAGATCGAACATCCCCTGCTCAGGTTCGTTCGCATCATTGACCCGCTGGACTTCGCCCATGATGATGTTTTCCATGTGTGTGTAGTCTGCTTTTCTGCTCATCTGCCAGACCCCTTCGCTACACCAGATCGCAAGTCTAACTAACTAAACCAGACGATCAGGCAGCCAGCCACAGCCCCGTAGAAGACAACCATCTCCAGTACCTCCCCTACGTCCGCTTTCCAGTAAGAAGCGCTCCAGAACGCGCCTGAGACGGCCACAAGAGAGTGTGGTCCCGCCAAATCCATTCCTGTGTAGGTGCCGCTGGTGCCTGTGGTCCACAGGTTGCGCCATTCGGTTGGCAGTACAGGCTTTTTTAGCTTGTTCTTTGTGTGTTTACCTGTGGTCCAGATGTCGAAGTGCCGCTGAAGCGCTTCCAGCAGGCTCTCATCATGTTCCACGTGGAACATCTCGCCCTTGGACCCACCATCAGCCATGTGTGCGTTGTGGTCCAGTTCCAGTTGCCGTGCCACTGATCGCTTCGGGTCACCAACCTCAAACGGGGTCATCATCTTGGTCGGCCGGAACTGCGGTCGAATCAGTTGCGTCACGTGTGCTGCGTCCCTTGCCACCTTGCGTTTCTTCATCGTGCCGTGCTGCCCCATGCCCCACTTCAAAGCATCAACCGTGTCATCCGGTGGTGGGGCGGCTCTGGGGTCAGGTTTTCCGTAGGATCGCTTGAATGCGCCCGGACCAAAGTGATTATCGAATGCCCGCTCATCGTGCCTGATTGCTTGGTACACAGACTTTGGAATTCGCTTCAGTTCAGATGCCACCTTTTTTCTGTTCAATCGCCAGACATTCTCACCACGCTCAGGGCTGAACTCAGTGTGCCAGAATCCTGACCGCATTCGTGCGGAATTTTCCTTGCTATGGCCCCAGCCAATCTTGCGCCAACTGCCCGGACCAAAATTATCGGAATCAATTGCCATATCTTGTTGCGCCCTTTGTTGTTGTTGCTGTAATTCCATACAGGTTTTGGCGTAAGCGTTGTCGTAAATATATTCGCTGATCGACTTGCCGTAAAACTCCTTTCTCTTCTCCACGTGCATCTGTGGTGACATCTGAAGTTTCTCGAAGTCCCGCTGCAATCTGTCAAAATGCTTGCGGGACTCCGAGAAGTAATCGCCCTTGCGGTGTTTCGCACCCACTTACTTCTTCTTCGATCTCACCGTGCTGCCACCGATTTCAACATTTACTTCCGGCAGTCTTGTCAGAATCTCTTTGTACATATCTTTCAGTTCGTCGCCGCGCTTCTCAAGTTGCGCAATCAACTTATTCTGATACTCATCCTTGACTTCGGTGACGCGCCGGTCTGCTGTGACAGCCGCTTCAGCGATGCCCTTGTCTTTCTCCATGTTGACCTGTTCATCGCGCATCTTGATTTTGTGCGCGATTTCTTCTTCTTGAATTTTGTGCAACCGTTGCATTTTTTCGTGGTCGCACTTCAGGTCGTACAGGTTATCTTCGACTATATCTTTTGCTTTGCGTAAGCTGATTATTTTCTTTTCCAGCGTTTCGCACCGTTCTTTCAGTTGCTTCTCCACTTCCTTCATGAACCATGTCATCTTCATCGCTTCTTGCTCCAGTTAAAATGGTATGTCGTCATCGAACGATTCTTGTTTCTTGTCGTTGCGTTCGGGTGGCTGTGTTCGGTCCACTGGTGGGCGTTGATCGCCTTTACTATCGAGCATCATCATGTTATCGACACGAACCTTCGTGCGTGATTTTGGTGCGTTGGTCACCTTGTCTTCCCACTTGTCAGTTTTGAAACTGCCCTCAAGGTACACACGTGATCCTTTGCGTAGGTATTCAGCGCATATCTCAGCGAGCTTGCCCCACGTTTCACACTGCATCCATTCGGTTGCTTCTTTGGTCTCGCCGGATTGTTTATCCTTCCAGCTTTCGGTAACACCTATGCTGAATGTCGTCACAGCCGAACCAGAGGGCACGTACCGGGTTTCCGGGTCACCACCGAGGTAACCGATCATCATTACTTTGTTCAGTCCACGTGCCATTACACAACTCTCCTTACTGAATCCTTGCTCACTTTATATTCGTACACGATGTTGTCGCAGTACAGGCAACGCTGGACGTTGCGTCCACCAACAGCGGCCCTAACTGGACCGGGAACATGTTTTCCACACAGGCATTTAATCTTTCGCCACATCTTCTGCCTGCCACGGTTGCCGATGTAAAACAACCAGATGAATGCCCATGCGACGACGATCGCAACCACAATGTTGGCTATGAAATAGTAGCTCATGTCGTTGCTCCTGATTGTGCCTGCAAGATGTCGCGTTTTAGTTTGTACGTCATCCTTGCGGTTTTGGAATCGAGGTCACCCAGTTGCTTTGCAAGATTGCTGGTCTCCAGCAACTGCTCCATGGTCCCTGCGGCATTGATTGCCTTCTCCACTTCAGCCAGTGTCACTGTCGGTAAATCATTGTTCGGCTGGCGTGACTCAGCCTGTTCACCCCCAGACGCTTTCGGCAGTGTGTACTGTGTAATTGGTGGGGGAGTGTCTTCATGGTCCTGACGCTCTTCCACCACACCCAGCCCCTTCAGTAAATCGGGGTACGCATCGCGAAGACAGTACGCTCGCGCTCGCATCTGAAGCATTCTCTTTGGATGCTTCTTCCAGTTAAACTTATTGTGAAGACCTGCCTGTACAGCGTCCGCAATGGAATACGTCGCTTCGACCGGATTCGGATCGCCCTTTCTTTGTGTCCGGCATGTTGCGACATCGCCGTCTTCGTTGAGGGTTTCTTCGATCCACTCGCACTTGGATGATGCTCTTACAACTCCGATCAAACCGTCACCATACAGGCAGGGTTTTCCTTCGATCACAGCGATGGACTGAATCGCCTGAAACGGTTCCATGCCCAGTTCCGCACCCATGTTAATTGCGACAAAGACATCGTTCGGTCTGCCGCGATAATCATCTGGCACCAGATTTGAATTCGCCAGCGTGTGTGCAACTCGTTTCGCAATGTCATACTTCACGAATACCGGATCAGTTGCTACAGCGGGTAATCCCTGCTTTTCAAAAAACTCACCTTCCATCTGCTCTTCAGCGGCAAGATCATCCACTGCTTCCTTGCGAACTAAATCCTTTGTGCTTTTCGAGCGTGATTTTTTCTTACCCGCTTTTTTCTTCGATGTTTTTTTCGCTGTTGCCATAACTGTTCCTTAATAAACTGACACGTAAATGAGAGTGTATTTTTCATTACATTTTGTCAGGTAATTTTTGATGGCATAACTGGTATTGGTGGTGAGACAAAAATACCCACCATTGACACCAATTACTTTATAGGCCGATGACATCGGTCTCCACTTGAACGTGTGATACTGACCATCAGTTGTCGGCCTGACGTTCGTGATCTCGAACTCTGCTCGCGTTTTATTCGACAGCCCCGCAAACAGAGCATCAACGCTGCCATTACAAGCAGTGAGGCTCATCCCATCCAGATATGCCTGCCATTGCGACCACTCGTTGGGGCGTTTCGCTTTAACTAGAGTTTTCATTGCACGCCTGTTCCAGTGACTTACATTTGCGTTCCAGTTCTTCAAGCAACTGCACGCTCGGAACTGACGTTGGTGCCGCTTCCACTGACTTAGCGACTGTCTTCGCTTGTGCTGATACTGCATTTGTTTTTTCAAGTAACATTGTCTTCTCCTATCGTTATGATTGTGCCCTCTTCGAGAGCTTTGGCTGCTGCGACAGGCATCTTCGTTGTGTGCCTTGTTGCAATGAACTTGTTTTCACTGACTGTGTATTCTTTTCTGGTTTGCTCTTTACGAGTGTAGGCGGAATCATCAGGCAGCAGCCCGATTGCAGCCTCACCCATAAACATTGCGATCCTGTTGGCGCACCCATCGATGATTCCTTGGAAGAATTTTCGTTGTGTCTCTGCATCTTTTTTTACGTCATGATATTTTTGTGCTAACTCTGGCAGTTCAATAACGTCACCGTTGGTGCCGGGATACAGGTTTTTAAGAAGACGTGTGGTTGCGGCTGATTGCCACTGAGGTTCTGGTGCAACTTCGTTCTGCACTCGATCCCAGAATTCTTGCTCTGCTTCGATAAGCTGATCGATGATGTCCTGAATCGGATTGATTCTGAATGTTCGGAAGTCGCGGTTACCAATCAGCACGCCTAAATCCCACGTGTCGTATCCAGTGACAGCCAGATAGTGCTGCACCTGACACATGATGTACGCTGGAATTTCATCGGAACCTGACTCACCCCAACCTTCCGGCCGGACTGCGGTCTTCGCTTCGAATCCGATGCGCCTGTCTTCACCGACCACCTTGCGATCGATGTTCGCGATCATGAAGGGATGCTCTTTCGAGCGAATTAGTTGGTTGGATTTCTGAACTTTGAATCCAGTCTCTTCGGCATATGCCTGACAGACCGGCTCTTCAAGAATGCTGCCCCAGTAACGTGCAGACTTTAGAAAGTCGTCGTCTTCTGGTGGGGCTTCACCACGTTTGTCCAGATACAGTTCGTATGCTGTGGTGAATGGGTTGATCCCAAGAATTGTGGCGGCATCTGAACCACCTACCCCTGTTCTTCGTTCTTCAAGCTGCGCCTCTGTGAGGGACATGCTTTGCTCCTTATGCAACGCCGACAACCGGCGCATCCGAATACTGATTTTAGCAGGTAGTGGTAATAAGTCAACACTAACTGCGAAATAAGTAGACCGGAGCGACTACTGGAACTCGGGATTAAGCGCATCCCAGCAGCCGTTCGGTCCATAGCTTTTCGTCCGCAGGTTTTTGTTCGGGATTATTGGATGACGGATCGTCAGAGCCTCACCTTCCCCACGGCACACAAGGGCAGCCAACCCGGTCGCGACATCCCCACCACCACAGCCGGAATGTCGCGGCCATAAACGGATGTTATCTACTGAACTCCTGAATAGTCAGGAGTACGTTTGCATCAAAGCCGACGACATCCAGCATATCGGCATCATTTGGGTCTGCAATGGTGAACTTATTTCCAGTCATTGCAACCACAACCAGTTTTGCATTCGGGTTGTGGGTCTGCCGATACTGGACCAAAGCCTGTGCAGGTTTGATGCTGCCTGCCCACGTCTCATTGTCCGTCAGGACGATGAACACGTCCACCATAATGTTGTTTGCTGATGCGTAAAGCATCGGCAGTGCGCAATCAGTTCCACCGAAGTTTCGCTTCTGCACTTTGTTCATCACGCTATCAACAGTATCCGTTGAACCGATTCCCAGATCAACGAACCCTGCCAGTGCCCGTTCCTGCGCCACTCGGTGTCCACCAGCAGAACAAAAACCGTGCATGTAATGACTCGGTTCAGTGCGAGCGATAACGACTGCCATAGCGCCTGCTGCTTCCGCACACGAGATGTTCGAACCGGAAACCGGCTGACGCATTGAACTCGATACGTCGATACCCAGCAAGAAATTCTTGTTGGTGGGTACGACATTATCAAACGACATGCCTAATCCTTCATCCAGTGCAGCGACGATTTTGTTATCAGTCGTCCAGCTTGCATCACTTCGGAACCCATGACCGGCAGTGTAGTTCTTTGCAGCCAGCAAATAGTGCATCGGATGGATGCGCGACTTGTTAATCTTTTCCTGATTGACCAGTCGTTCCGCAACCAACATCGACTCCTGTGACATCGGCTTGATGGTTCCATTTGCGCTGAGTCTTCCCAACTGTCGGATGGTTGCCATCAGCGGCATCTTGAGCAGCAACTGTCGATTGACGGCGCTGTCTTTCAGCCACTCAGTCGGCAACATTTCCCATGACAGATTAAAGTCACGAACAATCTTCGAACTGGGTGCCATTCCATGCGCCTGAGCCTGAGCGTAACCACCGTAAATTCTCGGCAGTTTATTCTCATGCACCATGGTCTGAATCTCTTCAGGATGACACGTTGCTTTGAATATCGCGTTGTACTGGTCGTTCTTCGGAATGACGTGAGCCAGTCGCAGAAGATCACGGTGAGACCAGCCATCACGCTGACGATATTTCAGCAACTGATAAGCCAGTTCGTCCGGGTCTTTGTTGTTGTACCAACGTGCGATCGCACGTCTCAGGACCGGACCCCAACCACCGAATGCTTCGCAGTATTTTACGAAGGTGAACAGATGCGTACCGATGCGGGCGACTTCCGGTAATACACCGCAAGCTAACTTGCGGGTTGCCTCATCGCCCAGCTTCGCGCACATCGCAAGCACGAACAGTGCTACTTCATTCTTATGCGCACGTCCGGCATCCGATACCCTGACCACAGTGTTCACGACACGCTGACCATCCTCTTTGATCAATCGAATGGTTGCTTCTGCGTTGTCTTTGGTCAGGTCACGTTCACTGATGTAATACGTGCCACCCTCAGAACCGAGGATTAGAAATCGATCCAGTCGCGCCCAGTCGTCAACCTGATGGACGAATCCACCTTCAGAGTTTTCAACTTCGTCAGTACGACCGGGAGTGCGTTCACGCTGATCAGACGCACGAGTGTTTACATGTTTTGAAAGGTCCATCGCATTCCCCTGTTTTCCGGCCCGCTTCGTGCAGGCAATAATTG